TTGTCTTTCTTGAGAAGTTTCAGTCTCTATAAAGCCTAATGAGTCGTTAATATGCGAATCAATTAGGTTAGCAAGTTCTCTATCATCTCCCTTGCTGTTCATATTTTCTTTATCGTATGCCATTTATACTATCCATGAAGTGTTTGTCTTTAGTGGTTTTGTCCATGCTTCCATAGGAGACTCATCCATACCGACTGCTAGGTATCTAAACGCATCTGATGCGTGTGATGCCCAGTCATGGAAAGGTCTGTCATGAAACACATTTCTTTTTTCATCAAATACTCTACGATAGTTTCGTAGTGCATCTAATCCTTGTTTTGTTTTATCTTTATCAAACCAGCAGCGTGGTAATATTTTTCTTGCTGCTTGTATGCCATCCATTACTGATAGCTTGGTTGCTACTGTAATATTAAGTCCTGCATCTTCTAGCATTTCTTTTCTTGATTTACCTGTGCCTAACTCTCTTACAGCGACATCATGAGGTAGTATGTGTGTTGCGTACATATAGTCATGCTCTCGCAGCCAATTAACATAGTAATCAAGACCAACACCATGATTCTCTGTAAAATCTATGAGTCGTATTTCTTTGTTGACTACCTGTGCTACCCAGATGCTGGTAGAGTCTGACATACCTAAATCCCAGCCAGTGTATGTTCTTGCTAGTTCGTCTTTAGGAATATCTATAATATGCTTTTGTTCTTCTAAATCGTTAATCATAGAAGAGTAATAAGACCCTTCTACTGGAGCATTAAAGCTACATTCAAATTCTTGTGCATACTTATCGTCACCCATCTCTGCTTTAGCAGCAAGTAACTCATTCTTATCTACAATCTCTGTGTCTGAAGATTTAAATTCTAATAATTCCCATCCATCACTTCTTGAACCTCTATCTCTTAAGTCTTTAAAATGATTCTGTCCTTTCGGTGTACCCATCGCTACGCAGTAGCCAAGGCGGTCTGCTAGTGCAGGTCTGACAATCTCTGTGAATAGTGTAGGATTAATGTTCCCAATTTCATCAAGAACGCACCCGTCTAGGTAGATTCCACGCAGACTGTCAGGGTTATCTGCCCCGTACAAGTTTATCCTTCTGCCCATAAAGTCTACACGCAGTTCAGCAATGTTGGCTTTAGCTTCTAATGGTCTTGTATATTCTAGCAGGTAGTCCCATGCAATTCTTTTAGCTTGATTGTAAGTTGGTGCGACATAAGCAAATCTAGGATTAGGCTTATCACAGTTCAACGCACTATGTATCAATTGATTAATAGCACAAACTGTCTTACCCATTCGTCTATGAGCAACCACAACACTGAAACGATTGTCTTTAACCATTTCATGTATTTCTTTTTGTGGGGCTCTTGGCTTATAGCCAGTTGTTACTTGTTTTTGTGCCATCTTATTGTAACTCTCTTACGAGGTCGTTACCCTATTTAAATTGTTTTAAATATTCTATTGCTCTTTTCATTATCTTTATACTGTCTTTAAACTGACCTAATCCACTATTACAATACTGACATAATAGCTTTCTTACTGTCTTTTTTGTATGACAATGGTCTACATATAACTTGGTATCATCATTGTGGCTACCACATAAATGACACCGATGTTTTTGTTTCTCTAGCATATCATTGTAATCATCTAATGTAATGCCGTATCTATCTTTGTAGTTCTTGTTGCGTATCTTGTCGGGGTTATTAGCCCTCCAGATTTTACTGGTTATTTTATTTCTTTCTGCCCTACTTAACACTTCCATCTGGCTCGTGCTGCTTTACCTCTTTCACCTGTCCAGCCCTTACTTCTGGCACAGAAAGACTTTCTTCTTTTTGCTGCCGTTGAACCTGCTTTAACTTTACCTGTTACTGGTGCTTTTAATTTGCTGCCAGTCGCACGATTATATTTCGCTCTACCTTTTGCTGTCAGTCCTGCCCCCTGTTTAACAGAGCGTTTTTCACCTCTACCTACAGACAGATTTACTTTTTTCTTTGCTACCATTATGCTTTAGCTTTAGCCTTTTTCTTTTTAGCTTTATTTTTTTTAGAATTAGGAAAACCATCTTTCATTTCTTTATACGCTGTTTTAGATATAGTAGATTTGCTTTTAGGTCTGCTAGTACCTGCTTTCTTTTTGTTATTTATGTTTGCATATAAGCTCATACACAGTCTCCTATAGACTCAAACCATCTGCGTAACTCTTCATGCTTATCCTGTAAGGTTTTTTCATTGGTTTTTTCTTTTTCATTGGTTTCATTTTCATCAGACATTTTCCACTTGTTCACATTTCTGTATGCGTAAACATCCTACATCAATAATAAAGAAATCAAAATAAGTTTTGTTTTTAGAGTCGTCCATCTTCATATCTTGATACCACTCAAAACCAAAGTGACATCCTGCAAACCAGTGCCATGACCACATATTAATTACCTCCAAAATAATCTAATAAACCTCTAATATATTTCATAGGTTCTATTTTGCCTTCACCCATAGTTCCTTTTGTATTATAATACTCATTTTGCATTTGCATAAACATATCTGGGTCATACTCATTTAAATACTGCATATATTCTGTATCTGTATTAAACATAGGCATATTGTTTTCATTCATAGGAATAGGCAATCTATTTTGTATTGGAGCTTGTGGTACTGCTGGTTGTGGCTGTGTTGGCAATGCTTGTTTACCTAGCATATTTGTTATGCTTCTCATTTGATTTTCATTTAAATTTAAATTTGGCATACCTTACCCCATCCTATACTTTTTAGATTTAGCTTCTGACAGTGCAATTGCTACTGCCTGTTTTTTATTTGTTACTTTCTTACCAGATGATGACTTTAAAGTTTTGTCTTTAAACTCTGTCATAACCTTCTTAACTTTGCTTTCTTGTTTTTTATTCATATCCTTTAGCTTCTCTGGGTCTGTCAGTATTGTGGCTGTATGTGTTGTTCTTACCATATTTTTATCCCGCAAAAAATTTGAGTTTTAGATTTATTAATCTATTCCTGTAACTACTTTGATATTAATGGGTGCACCCCCTTCTCCAGTTAATTCTGTGGTATTTTTTTCAGACCACTGTGCTCTTGTCTTTAACCAGAATATCATGCTGCTCGTATCGCCCTGCTTTGCTTTCTCAAATAATGTCCCAGCAACTGCTGCGTTAGCTTCTATGCGACCTTTCTCTAGCTCTGATTTATAATACTTTGTTAGTGTGTCATCTGATATACCGAGTACCAATGCGATGTCTTCATACCTAGTACCTACTATAGATAAATTATAAACTTGTTTTCGGGTGTCCGATGTTACAAGATACGGGGGTCGTCCCCTTTTACGCTTTGTTATACTTTGAGAATGAGTCTCATTCGTATTTACTTCTTTATCTATTGTTATCTTAATAGCACCGCTATCTATTATATTATTTTCTTTTATAGTTTCTTTATTCATATAGTTATATTACTTATGTTTTATCAGTGTTTAAAATTAATTATTATTTTGTTGTACTTATTTTTTTTATTATGCTATTGTAGATTTAATGTTAAAACAATTTAACAGTTTATAAACTTAATAGGAGTATTAACAATGTGGAATGACAATACTACATCATTAAAAGTAAATGAAAATACAGATGTATTTACTACACCAAATAAGCGTTCTAATGAAATACATCTTCGCAAAAAAGTATCATCTGTTCACTGGTCTGTTTATGATAAAGGCGTTATTAATATAGAGATACACAAATACCATGATAGAGAATCAATAGAGATTGATATAACAGAAACTAATTTAGAATCAAGACATGAGAAAAGAGTTATGCTTAATCTTAAAGGTGATGAAATACAAGCTCTCAAAAACGCTTTAAATAATCTTTAAACTTAATCTTGAATGGCATTTTAATAAGTGCCATTTGAAATTAATTTTTAATAAACGCTTTATAAATCCTATTAATTATTAATTACTTGATAATAAAGACTTTTTTTATCTTGATTATCATTTTAAATACTGTTAAAATCATTTAACAATATAAACTTTTTAAGGGGTATAAAATGAATAAAGAATTAATGAGAAAAAATCAAATTAGAATAGATAAAGAAAAATCAATAGAAACTTTAAAAGAGTATCTAAAAAAAGATATGACAATTCATTCTATTATTAGAAGTGTATCTAATAGCGGTATGAGTAGGAATATATCTTTTAAAATAACTGATAAAGATAATATACTTGATCTATCTTATCATATTGCTAAAGCGTTACAATATCCGTTTAATGATAAACATCACGCTATAAAAATAACGGGTTGTGGCATGGATATGGCATTTCATGTAGTACATAATTTAAGCCATGCTTTATATGGTACGGGTTATAAATTAAAATCTAAAATTATATAGGGGTATAAAAATGTTTAATAATTCAAGTTATAAAATAAATAATACAGATAAATTGATAGTAAAAAATGCTATTGATAAACTTCATCAAGATGATAGAAAAGGGTTAAATCAATTAATAGAATTATTCAGTTATCAAGAAAAAATAATTGATTTTATAATCTACTATTGGAATTCAACCAAATATCCAAATTCACAATTTTAACAGATTTTATAGTTAATACTTAAAATACCTAAAAATTAAAGCCCTGTAATCGTTCATTACGGGGTTTTTTTACGTCTACTGAACCCTTACTATACCCAAAAAAAAAGACTTCTTAAAAAGTCTTATATAAATTCTTGCATATGTTTAGGGTATAAATACCCCTATAGGCTTGATTATACTACACTTACAATTAAGAATCAATCAAAGAATAAGAAAAAAGTAGAATAAAAGAATATCAATATTAAAATTATATTCAATATTAATAAACTTGTATTAAGTAGATTTATAACTTTAGTTTTAAGTTTCATAATATTTTTAAATATATAAATATTGGCTTTTGGTGAATCAGTCTTGATAAAATCATGCTACTAACTCAATCTTCGCTTTAGGGCTACGATTGAGTATTGCTACTCAAAAACAAAAACAATGTAAACGATTTTATCAGATTAAAAAGGTTATGTAAATACTTTGATATATAAAAACATACAATTAGTTTAAAAAGAGTGATAAGTAAAATAAATCAAAGATAGTGAGATAGTTATTGACAAGGTTATTTAACATATGCTCTAATGACATGGTAGTTAAATTTTATTAACAAAAGGAGTGTAAACAATGACAAAATTATCAGATAAAGAGATTCAAGAGTATATAGGTTGTATAAAGCAATCAATTGAAAAACACGAAAACAGAATTAGAACTTCAGTAGAAGCATTAGTAAACAAAAAAATTGAATTAATAAAGTATGTAGAATTGGTTGAGATGAATCAAAAAATAGAGGGGTATAAATATGAAAAGTAAAAAGTGTATGACGATTAAGTTTATCCATAGAGAATCTACAATAGACGAAAAGGTGCATGAAGATGTAGTAGCAAAATTTGAAGTAACCTATCCTATTTATGATATGGAGTTTACTGGCAAAATAATATCAGATTTAACAGATATTGTAGACAAGATAACAGAACACGATTGTGAATGTGATGTAGAAGTAGAAACTAATTTCAATAGGAGTTACTTATAATGTTTACATTGTTTAGCATACTAGGGTTGCTAGGATTAATAGCATTTTTAATAGAAGAATTTATAGGAGAGTGATTATGAAATTAAGAGTATTGCAACAAAGAAGTCCTAGCTTGAAAGAAGAATATGGTTATGCAGAATCAGATTATGATAACCCAATAGACAACAAGCCAATACTACAAGTATTAGAAAATGACAAATGGGTAGATATACCTATTGTTGTTGAATGGGAAGATGACCCTTTATATTTTAGAAATCCAATAGAAGAAGAATTAACAGGGGAATAATTATGCCAAAAATAATAGGTTGGAAAGTAGTGGGATATGACGAAGATAACAACGAAATAGAAATAGATATTCATAAACATCATGTAGCAAATGTTGTTGATGATTATATAACTGAAGAATATGAGGAGAGTGAAGATGAAATATAAAGATTATAGTTTCCTAGCAGAAAAGAAAAGACGAAAAAACTATTTTTTGCTAGGCAATATAAGTGGTGCAATTTTATTATTAATTATTATGGAGATTTTAAATTATGTTAACTGATACACAAAGAGAAAGATTAATACAAGCAAGTGCAGTAGGTAAAGAAATTAAACACAATACTCATGCTCATGGAGAGCTATGGGAGAGACTAACAGAAGAGACTAGGCTAATGGTATTAAGACGTATAGCAGAAGTAGATTATGAGTTAGTAATGGAATCTCCTAGTGAGTTTAATCAAGAGCAAATAGAATATATTAAGAATGAAAGAAAAAAGATATTGCGTAGAGAATTAAAAAGAGGGTTGAGATTTAATTATAAAACTAAAAAATTGGAGAGCATAAATGATTTTAAAAAACAGAATGGATAAGTTTGTAGAAGTCGTATCAGATTTACATATAGCTAAATACAATCAAAAGCAATATAGAGAAATTATACAAGATATTGCTAGTGAGTTTTTTGAGCCTGAAGTAACAGAAGATTTGGTTCATGTAATAGATATAAAAGAAGAAACAATTAAGGCTATGGATAATTTTGATTTATCTGATTTTATAAATTCTGAAGTCATGATTAAAGAAAAAAGATATTTATTAACACCTAATGCAGATTCAGCAGTGCATATACTCACAAATATGGGGGTTACATCATGAAAGAGTATGAGTATGAAGTAATTGGTTACTTACTAGCAAAAGTTGACCAAGAAACAGGTGAAGAAGTATTGAACAGACATGGAGATATAAAGTTGTTTAAACACATAGACAACAATCTTTATGTTGAAAACTATCCAGAGGAATCAGTAGAGGAGATACAACAATGAATAATGAAAGACGAGACGAAGATTGGATTAACCCACCTGAACCCAAAGAGAAATATGAACCTGATTGGGACAGTATTAATGATGATAAATGGTTAAGAGAAGATGAAGAGGAAATAGATATAGAGGTTGAATTAGATATTAAAATAAATAAGGAGAAAAACAATGGAAAAAGTTTATGATATATGGATTGATTTAAATAAAGAATTAATGACTGTAAAAGCAGAAAACTTAAAAGGAGCTTTACAAGAAACAAAAAAAGAATTAAATAAAATAATTGATAGCATCATTGAAGAAGACCTCAAGAAAGAAATAGATACCGATAGGGGGTTGTATTATTATCAATTTAAAGAGAAAGAGGAAGATACATATAACAACACAGATATTGTCATATATGACGCTTTAGATTATTCATATGTAGAGGGTAAAAAATATGATGATTTTTCAGACTATGATTTGTTTAATTGGGAGAGAAGGGAATTAAAACATCTTGTAACTCATGGTCTTTGTTGGTGTTGTGATTTCATAATGCCGAAGAAAAATATAAAAGATAATATAGAAAAGATATGTAAAGAGAAAAATTTAAACCACGAGTATATTGAAGACATCCTTCCTATTTGTAATAAATGTATTGATGATGAAGCATATATGAGTGAGTACAACAGAATTAAAGAAATTGAAGAAGAATTTAGTTAGTAGAAATAGAGGTTGAATTAGATATTAAAAAAGAATTGTTTGACGAATGATTAATTGTTTGTTAAATTCTTTTACTCAAATTATATAAAGGGAATAGTGATGACATTACAAGAGGTATGTAAAGAGTTAGAAGTAACACCTAATCAGTTAGCAGAGAAGTTTGAACCCAAGTTAAGTAGACAAGCAGTATTCTATTGGGGACAAAGGGGAATACCCAAGTTAAGACAATACGAGATTAAGGAGATGTTACATGATAGAGAAAGAGAGAATACTAGCGAGGTTTGAAAAGGTTTATAAGTCTGGCGATGGAGAGTATCAATGTTTATGCCCTAGCCATAACGATAGAAACGCAAGTCTAGGGTTAAAGTTTAAAGAAGATAAGATGATACTCAATTGTTTTGCCGGGTGCAGTATGGAACAGATACTGCAAGATTCAGGACT